TATGGTGATGATGGTCAAATAAATTGGGATATGTCTACTACTTAGTTTCCTGATTCGTTGACTAATGCAGGATAAAAGGATTCCGATTCGGTAGGTACTGCAACTAAGTATAAGTCTGATTTTCCCTCATGTGCGAGGTGGTTTGTACAGACTTTAAACAACAAAGCCACAATTTGCGAGCATACTTTACAAGTATTTTAAGATGCTCTAAATACATCAAACTTGTAGTGCTAGGCAACACTTAAAACTGCCTACTTATATTAATAATTAATGGAGGGTAAAGAAAAATGATTGACGTATCAAGAGCAACACTAGATGTTATTGAAGCTATTAAAACTAAACAAGTTATTAAGTTTGACTATGGTAATGACACCATTAGAGAAATAAAACCAACAGGATTCTTCGGAGACTTCGATGGCTTTGAAGGAACTGATGAAGCTACAGACGACAGAGAATTTAGAAGGTTTAGATTTGATAAGATTAAAAATTGGTTAGGAGTTAAAGATACCCTTGCTGAAATAGATAACTTAAAGATTGCATTAAGAACTGCTATAGAAATAAACAAAGAAGCTAAAGGACTAAGCTATCCTATAGTAGATATACAAGTAAAACTTTCAGGCTTAGCAGAGAAGCATGGGCTTGAAGACGAAATGGAATATTGTCTTGATCATGTGAATGAACAAAGTAATAAATTACAAAGTGCATTCTTTGAATGTGAGTCAGTCTTTGAAGAAGCTATTAGTGAATTAGAATTAAGTTTGTATGATGACTGAGTATGATGTACATAAAATGTATTTAGAAATTATAGAACGAGATAGGATTACTTATCTACATGCTAACGATGGGATTATTGAGCTTGGGTTTGCTGATGGTACTAAAGAAGTTTATAAGCGAAATAAATTTAGAAACAAATATAAATTAATTAAAAAAAGAACTTGACTTTTATTTTAATTAGTGTATAGTGAGGACTATTATGGTAAAATTAAATGATAACGAAATAAAATTAAACAAAGATCAATACATGAAACTAGGTTCAGATTATAATATTATGAATGATATGTATGAAATGAAAATAGGACATGAATTAAGAATAGTTAATGGTGATTTTATTCTTAAATTTATTGATGATAAAATGTTAGATATATTTATTGGTTATATTTATAATCAATATTTGAGGGAAGCATAATCAATGACCTCGAACCATACGTCAGTCGATCTAGCCCTCACTATATCACAAAGACTACGTGTCCGCTTTCCTATATTGGCGGTTCAGTTATGGAGTTCTGAAGGTTCAATAAAAAACTCCTTGACTTTTAATTAGAACTATGGTATATTAAATAAACAATCACAAAAGGAGAAATAAAATATGAGTGATATAAAAAAGGGTACGCAATTTATGCGAGGAGAAGTGAAGTGGGCTAGTGTATTGACACCTAATACTACTTTTGAACCAACTTATCAAGCGTCTATCTACAATCCTATTGTAGTTAATAACTTTGGTGAGGTTGTTGATTCTAATTCTGAAAGTATTATTGCAGGCTTTGAAGAACGAGGCTTTAAACATTCAGTTAAAACTGATAAAGAAACTAACGAAAAGTTTTTATTCTTTAAAAGAAAAGCAAGAGTTAATAGACCTCAGAAAGATGGTGAAGGTAACTTCCTAAAAGATGAGACTGGTAAGTGGATCATGGAAGAGGTTGATAACGATGTACCAATACTAAAAGACAAAGACAATAATGATATTGATATTGCTATTGGTAATGGTTCAGATGTTATTGTGATGTATAAAGAGTGGGAAACAAATCATGCTAAGTTTGGTAAGTTTAAAGGATTAGATTTAGCAGGACTTCAAGTAGTACAATTACAAGAGTACAATCCTGACGTTGGTTTTTCCGCAGTAAGTATGGCAGAAGTTGAGGAGTTTTAAATATGAATGAAGAAGTAAATAATCAAGCACCTTATATAACTATTGATGGAGTTAATATATCAATAGAGGACTTGCCTGATGAGGCAAAAGGAATCTTTGGTAGATTACAACGACTGAATCAGAAGAAAGCTAATACTGTTTTAGACTTGGAAGAGTTGCAAGCAGGTATTAATTTCTTTTCTAACAGGATAGTTGATATAGTTAATGAAGGAGAAGAACCTAATTCTGATGCGACTGAATCTGATACAGAGGAAGACGACTCAGAGTAGTGTGTGCCTAAGCAAGTTTGCTAGTTCTTGTTATAAAAACTAGCACTTATTTAAAATAACGTGAGGGAAATTACATGGCTTTTATTCAACATAATCAAAAATGTCCTACCTGTGGTAAGAATCATTTATCTGTAAATGCAGATGGATCAAGCAAATGTTTCTATGCAACTTGCGGTACGTTTCACCCTGCTTCTAAACAGGAATCAAACGTATCTAGTATTACACAACCTCCTGTAGAACGTAAGGTTAAACCTATGCAAATTACAAATTCAGAAGGATCATACTCCGCCTTAACAGACAGAAGAATATCTGAAGATACTGCTAAGAAGTATGGAGTTAAAGTTGTACATGGTGCTGATGGTAAACCTTTGGAACATCACTACCCTTATTACAATGGTAATGAATTGGCGGCAACTAAAACTAGAAAGGTAGAAAACAAGGGCTTCTTTTTAAAGGGTTCGTTTGAAGAAACTGGATTGTTTGGAGAACAACTTTTTAATAAAGGCGGTAAGTACATTACTATAACTGAAGGTGAGTGTGATGCTATGGCGGCATACGAACTGATGGGGAGTAAATGGGCTGCAGTATCTATTAAACGTGGGGCTGAAGGTGCTGAACGAGATGTTAAAGATAGCCTTGAGTTCTTAGAAAGTTTTGATAATATTATTATCTGTTTTGATAAGGACAAGAGTGGAAAGAAAGCGGCTAAAAAGATAGCTAGGCTTTTCCAACCTAGTAAAGCTAAGATAATGACATTACCTAATGGCTTTAAAGACGCTAATGATATGCTGATTGCTAATAAGCATAAGGACTTTATGGAATCTTGGTGGAGTGCTAAGACATATACTCCTAGTGGTGTTATAAATGTATCTGAAGAGAAACAAAAGTTTTTTAACAGACCTAAGATGGACAGTACACCTTATCCTTGGGAAGGCTTGAATAAGAAATTATATGGTTTAAGACAAGGTGAGTTGGTTACTTTAACAGGAGGAACAGGACTAGGAAAGTCTTCAGTAACAAGAGAACTTGAGCACCATCTTATAAAGAATACTACAGATAATGTAGGAGTGATTGCGTTAGAAGAAGATTGGAGAAGAACCATTGATGGTATTCTTTCAATAGAAGCTAATGCTAGATTGTATATAGATCAGGAACGAGAAAAGTTTTCTGAAGAAGAACTTGACAAATTCTTTGATCTACTATATGATGGAGATAATAAAAACAGAGTGTGGGTTCATGCTCACTTTGGTACAAATGATATTGATGAGATATTTACTAAGCTAAGATTTATGATCATAGCATGTGGATGTAAATGGGTAGTGGTAGATCACTTACACATGTTAGTATCAGCAGTATCTGAAGGAGATGAACGTAGGGCTATTGATAATATAATGACTAGACTAAGAAGTATAGTTGAGGAGACAGGAGCAGGAGTTATCCTAGTATCTCATCTACGTAGAACTAGTGGCGATAAAGGACACGAGAATGGAATCGAAGTAAGTCTTAGCCATCTTAGAGGGAGTCAGTCAATAGCCCAACTGAGTGATTGTGTGATAGCTTTAGAAAGAAATCAACAATCAGACGATATAAATGAATCCAACACAACTAGAGTCAGGATACTTAAATCTAGATACACAGGAGATGTAGGTATGGCAACTCATTTATTATATGATAGAGAGACAGGTAGGTTGAGTGAGTTTGAAAAAGATTCTTATGAAGAAGAGGATGCAGACTTCTCAGCATTGGAGTTATAATATGGATTTAGTATTTGATATAGAAACAAACAGAGTTGGTGATGATGATATTGGTTTAGATACAGTAGACACCTTACATTGTATTGTTGCTCAAGACGTAAACACCGAGGAGGTATTTAAGTTTCCTCCTTGGGAACTTGACAAAGGTATTGAGTTGTTACAAAATGCTAAGACTTTAATTGGTCATAACATTATAGGTTTTGATATACCTGTGTTAGAGAACCTATCTAATTTTAAATTAGGAGGTATTAAAGTTATAGATACTTTAGTTACTTCACGACTATTCTACCCTATAAGGGAAGGCGGTCATGGTTTAGAAAGATGGGGCTATAAGTTAGGCTGCCCTAAGATAGACTTCGAGGACTATGATGAGTACTCTGAAGATATGTTGGAGTATTGTGTTAGAGATGTAGAACTAAACACTAAAGTTTTCAAAGCATTACAACAGGAAGGTAAAGGCTTTTCTAAGGAAAGCGTAGACCTTGAACATTCTGTAGCTTTACCTTTAAGGCAACAGGAGTGGAGTGGTTTTAAATTTAATGTAAAGAAAGGAGAGTTATTACTTGCTGAACTTAGAGAGAAAATGCAAGCATCAGAAGATGAAGTACATAAAGCATTTAAACCTAAGATGGTAGATGATAAGTTAGTTACTCCTTATATAAAAAAAGATGGGGAGTTATCTAAGAGAGGTTTAACAGATGAGGAGTACAACAGATGTATAGAAACTCAAGACGTAAATCCTTTTATGAGAAAAAAATTACAGGAGTTTAATTTAGGATCACGTAAACAGATTGGAGAATACTTACAAGACTTTGGTTGGAAACCTAAAAGGTTTACTCCTACTGGTCAGCCTATTGTAGATGAGAGTATATTAATTAATATAAAGAATATACCTGAAGCAAAACTTATAGGAGAGTATTTAACTTTACAGAAACGTATTGCACAAATTGATTCGTGGGTTAAAGCATTACGATCTGATGACAGGGTTCATGGTTTTGTTATACCTAATGGTACAATAACAGGACGCATGGCACACAACAAACCTAACTTAGCACAAGTACCTAGTTTAAAAAGCTTATATGGT